ATGAAATTGGGTACTTTCCGCAAACGCGGGGACACATGGCGCGCCGAGGTCAGCAAGGGCGGCACCAGGGAGAGCAAGACATTTGCCACTAAGCGGGAGGCCCAGGAATGGGCGGCCAGCAGGGAGACGGAACTGGCCACTACCGCCGTGGGCGGCATCGTCGTCAAGACACTGGCCCAAGTCTTGGAGCGGTTCCGCGATGAGGTCTCGCCCAAGAACAAGGGCCACCGCTGGGAACGCGTGCGGATCGACCGCTTCCTGAAGGACGAGCCGGAACTGTGCGCCAAACCTATTCACACCGTCACCACGGTGGATCTGGCGGCCTGGCGCGACAAACGGCTGGCCCAGGTGCAGCCCACATCCTGCCGGCGCGATATTGCCCTCCTGCGCGCGGCCTGGGGCTATGCCAGGAAGGAATGGCACAACGTCAAGGATGACCCTTGGCTGGCGCTGACCATGCCGGCCAAGGGGCGCCACCGCGAGCGCATTTATACCCAGGAAGAAATAGCCCGGATCGTGCTGGCACTGGGGTGGAAAGAGGGCAAGCCCGTCGAAGACAAGCGCCACCAGACGGCCGTAGCGTTCCTGCTGTCCCTGGAGACGGCGATGCGGTCCGGCGAGTTGCTGTCCCTGGAGCGCGCCCAGGTCGACCTTAAGAAGCAGGTAGCCCAGTTGGACCAGACCAAGAACGGAGACCGGCGCGCGGTGCCGCTGTCGAAACGCGCGATTGCCCTGTTCAAGGCCCTGAAGGACGTGGACAAGGTACGCATGTTCACCCTGACCGGCGCGCTGCGTGACGTATATTTTCGTCATGCCAAGACCTTGGCACAGGTCGAGGGTGCCACGTTCCATGACGCCCGCGCTACTGCGCTGACCAGGCTGGCCAAGAAGCTGAGCATCCTGGAACTGGCGAGGATGGTGGGCCACCGGGACCCACGCAGCCTCATGATTTATTACCGCGAAACGGCGGCCGATATCGCCAAGAAGCTGGACTAGGCCGCGCGCCGGCCATCGGGCGCTTTCCGCTGGGACTCTATCCAGTCGTCCACCTCGTCGGCCTTCCAGCGGCGCACCCCGCCGAATTGGAACGCTCTGGGGAAGTCCTTACGCTTGGTGAGCCTGTCGCGGACGTGATCCGGGTTCAAGCACAGGCGTTCGGCGATATCCAGGTGCGATATAAAGCGGTCTTCATTCGGCGCAGCGGCCGGTGCTTGGTGTTGGGCTGCGTGTGCCATCACATCTCCTTCTTGTCGGTGTCGGCGCGGCGGAATTCCACGACCCAGACCCAGGGGTTGGCGTCCCAGGACTCGGCGCCGTTGATCTTGCACCACAGTTCGCGAAACGCGCGCTGCGGCCATTGGAGGCGGCGCGCCAGCTCATCCGCCGATTCGCCGTCGACGTCGTCGAACTCGGCGCCCCAGAACATGCGCGGGTCGAATGCGCCTTCCGCCAGCGCGTCCTCGTAGCTGATGGCCTGCAGCCGCTCCACGCGCACGTCGGTAATCTCCAGCTCCAGGCGGCAGGCTGTGCGCGGCATGTGAATGCTGGGGCGCCATTCACGGTATTTGCCCTGTGGCGACAGTTCACCGTCAGGCCCGTGTGGGTCGTCATGGTAGTCCGCACGGTAGAACACCGGCGCGCCCTCTTGGTAAGGGCCGAATGGATGATTGGCGTGCTGCCATGTTTCCCGAACCCAAAGGCGTTCCCCAGGGGCACCGTAAGGACACGGCTGAGCCCAATCGAGCAGTGCGCCGCCATCGGCAGCCCAGAAATGCGGGCGCGGGTCCGGGTGGTGATAAAGGTTGACGCTCACCGTGCTGCTCGGCGGCTGCGGCTTCACGATGCGCCGAGTCTGGGTCTTGTTGCCGGCCAGGATGGCGCGAATCATAGGCCCCGAAAACAGTATCGGCCGCTCTTTCATATGTGGCTCCATGTTTCGCCTCTCCAGATGCGTTCAATGGTGTCTGGGTGGACGCAAGCGAGTCGTGCGACTGCATAGGCTGATATGCCGGCGTTCGCCAGTTGCTTGATGGTCTTGACAGTGAACCTGTCCAGCTTGGCTGAGGCGTTTCCTTCGCCGCGGTACGTGCGTCCGTGCGCGGTACGGTCAGCGATGTTTTCGGCTGCCGATGCCCAACGAAGGTTTTCAACCCGATTGTTGGTTGGGTCCCCGTCCCCGTGGGCGCATTGGCACCCATTTGGGCATGGCCCAACGAATGCTTCCAAGACAAGTCGATGCACTGCAAAAGTCTTTTTGACCCCGCCGGGAGAGCGAAGGCTGACGTACTGGTAGCCGCGGTTCTGCACCCACGGTTTCAGCACGCCGCCGCTGGTGGTTCGATACTCGCTCAGTGAGCGAACGCGGCCCAGGTCTGAAACCTCGTATCTACCTTCATATCGAGCTACTGGCCGCCAGGTTTCAGCATTACGCATCCCGCTCTCCTTGTCCGGCCTGGGTGGGGTCATCGATCTCTACGACGACATTCATGAATCGCACTTCGTTTTTCGGGACACCGAGGGCTTCGTTGAGGGCGGCGATAAAACCGGCGGTGAACCAGCCGCAGCCCATCAGGCGCAGCGCACGGTATCGGGTCATTTGGACGGCTCCTGGGTAGAGTCGATGTAAGGCAGAGGGCGCCGGATACCGTCGGCCTGGGGGGCAGAAAGGGCGGCGCGCTGGCGACGGTGTATTTCGTAGTCGCTCACGAACTCTCCGCAGTCCGGGCAGGCGTAACCCTGACGATCACCAGCACGATGGGCGCGAGCGTGCTTGCACTCATCCCCGGCACGCTGCTGGCAGTCGGTGGCGGCGTACTGCTTCTGACAATCGCCGGCCGGGCGGTCGTCTGCGTGGCACGTGCAGGCGCGCTGCTGGCCGCCGTCCTTGTCCGCCTGGGTCTTGAGGGCGCGGAGGGTGTCGATAGCCTCGGCAATCGCCGCGGACGCGGGGCGGCTTTCCGGGCGGTACTGCGGGTTGCCGCTGGTGAAAGTTGCGTACGATGTCGTAATGCGACTTAGGGCCTGGATGGCTTCCTCCAGCGCCGCATTGCGCACGTCCTCGGCGCTGGCCTGGGGCGCGGCATGCTCGCTAAGGAACAACACCCGGTCGCCGTTCGCCGCGTCGCAGTTCAGCTGGGCAATCTCTTTGGACCCGTACAGGCGGGGCAGCTTGTTCGGGTATTGGCACGCCCAGCCGCTCCACCCTTGCGCCTCCCCGGCTACAGGGGCGCTATCAGGCAGCGTCGGATCTTTCGGCAGCACCCACGGTGAACGCTCGCGTTCCTGGCGGTGGATTTCCTCCATCGTGCCCGGCTCGGCTACAGGGGCGCTTGCCAGGGCGGCGCTGCATTCGTCCAACGCAACTCGGATGCGCACCACCTCATCCATGACCGGCGACCGATAGAGCAGTTCCGGATCATCTTCCTTTCGCGTGTCTGGCCCATCAGCCCTAGCGATGGAAGCAATCGACTTGATGATGGCGGAGTGGCACTTTTTGAACGCCGCCCGCTCCCCGGCTACAGGGGCGCGCACCTGGGACATGATGCAGGTGCGCCAGCCGTTGGTGAAGTGGAACAGATCGGCGGCGCAGGCCGGATCGTCGGCGTCCGCGGCGTAGATCAGTTCGAACGCTTCGCGGATTTCTTGCTCTGCCGCCTGGGCGGCGTTGTTCTGGTTGGTCATGCTGCTTTCCTTATGGCGTCGATGGCGTAGGCCGCCAGGGGCGGTGGGTTGGCGTTGCCGAGCATGTGCAGGGCCATGGCGTGGTTGTCCGGCAAGCGGTAGTCGGCGGGAAACCCCATACCGGCCACGTTCTCGGCCGTGGTGAGCATCCGCATGCGGTCGCCGTCTACGACGGCCCAGCGGGCGCGGGTGGTGATGGTGCCCAAGGGGCGATCCAGGGACCGACCCGTGAGGCCAGAGCCGGAGCCGTAGTAGGGCATCACGAAGCGGTCGCCGAACTGGCGCCGCCCCGCGCGGACGCGGTCCAGCGTTCTGGGCGAGCGGCCGGGGCGTTCGATGGGTGTCCAGATGCCCGCGGCAAAATCGATAATGTCGCGGACGGGTCGGTGCGGCGCAGACGGCGCAGTCAATTGCAAGGGGTGCTTGCTGCGCGTTCCTACGATCAAAATGCGCTTTCGATGCTGGGGAACGCCGCAATCTGCCGCGTCCCAGATGACCGGCGACAGCGCGTAGCCCAAGGCGTTCATGGCCGCGCACCACGCCGGGTAAAGCTGCCATTTCGCAAAGGCGGGGACGTTTTCCACCAGGATGAACGGCGGGCGGTGGCATTCCGCCGCGGACACGACTGCCCACGCTGTAGACCGCGCGGCGTCGTGGTGCGGCTGTTCCTTGCCGCGGGCATGCGTATGGCCGGTGCAAGCCGGCGACGCGATCTGGATATCATGCCCAGGTACGCGGGTCCAGTCGGCCTGGTGCAGGTCCTGGCAAACGTGGATGGCTTCTGGATGGTTGTCCGCGTGAGTATCAACCGCTGGCTTCGAGTGATTGGCCGCCCAGACAACGCGCACACCCGCCTGGCGCGCGCCCTCTGAATTCCCTCCCAGGCCGGCGAATAGGTCGATGGCGGTTTTCATGCTCACCTCCCCGCGCCCTGCCGGCGCAATTCGTCGCGTCGGTCGAAGTAGGCCCTGATGAAGGTGACAGCGGAGCAGTACGCGCAGCCGGCGCCGAAGCCAATGGCAAAATGCAGCCAGTTCATGCTCACCTCCCAGCGCCCTGGCCGTTCTGCTGGATAGCGTCGAAGATGTCTTCGGGCGATTGGCGGACGGTGTGGCTCTTCCCGTCTTGGGTGCGGATGACCGCTCTTGATCCGTGATAGCTGTTCGGTACGGCGGTCACGGAGACTACGAAATCCGGATTAATCCCGAGGGCGTGTCCGTCGCTATCCGTCAGAAGGATCATGCTCATGCCGCACCGCCTTTGCCCTGCTGGGCTGCAATGGCGGCGTCAACTGCAACCGCGTCGAACAGTCCGTGAGCGGCGTCGAATTCGATCCAGTTGCCAGACCGGTCGTTGACCCGCTTCACCCCTCCGTTATCGTCGTTCCAGAAGCTGTATCGGGGCAGCGCGCACAGGCGTTTGCGCACGGCCTCGAAGGCGGCATCGCGGTCGGCCCGCGCATCGCCAGCAGCGGGAGCGGGGCGGAACATGCGGACTGCCGCGAGCAAGTCTTTGACTGCCTCTTGGAACAGATCCGGGTTGCCTGTGGCGTTCGCGATCACAACCTTGTCGGCACGTTCCTGCAACTGTTGTGCGCCAACTCCAGCGCTTTCCCGCGCCTCGGCCCGCGCGTGATCAATTCCAGCGAACCAGCCGGCCTGGTGGTCGGCGGTGTTGCCCGTGCGGGCGAGGGTGTCGTCAGGCGCTTCCAGACCCAGCGGCCCGGGCTCGTCCTGCGAAAGGCCGTGCTTGAGTTCGAATTCGGTCATGTCAGGCTCCTTGGGTCTGCCCCGCCCGGATTAGGGCGACGGCGATGTATTCGTTGATGCGGAGCCGCGCGACGTCGATGCGCGGCAGGATGTCGTCGATGGCGCTGACAGCAACCGTCAGCGAGGCAATCTCGTGGTCACGCAGCGCAAGCCCGGCCTCGACCTTGGCACCGATCTGGTTCATCGTCCGCGCCGCGCCGTTGATCAGCAGGTACTGCTGGCGGAACGCCGGATCGTTCTGGACGGTCAGGCCGACCATGTTCATCATGTTGGCCAGGGAGTCGAACGCCTCCGCGTTGGGCGACAGGCGCAGCGCTGCGAATGCGCCGTGCATGTGCGTGGCGATCCGATCGCGCAGCGCGCTGGTCATCGGCAGCCGCGGGATGCTGGGCTGAAAGCGCTTGTTGCGGCGGGGCTTGCGGGCGTGGGTCATTTTTCGCCCCAGGTGACCGACAGCCACAGATCCACGAACTGGCCTTCGTGCACGCGCACATCGGCTCGATAGCCAAGCGCCCGAAGTGCCTTCACGATCGCCTTGTTCAGCTCAGGCCACCTTTCCTCGCTGGAATAGCAGGCGCCATCGCCAAAGCCGTGTTCGCGCGTCTGGTACTCATACTTGCCGTCACGGGCGGCGGCTTCGACACCCGCCAGAATGCTGTCCACAGCGAACGATGGGTCTTTGGCTCGTGCCAGGTCGCGCGCGCGATCTGCAGTCATGCGGTTGCTGGGTTCGGTCATGGTCTTCTCGGTATATGGAGGCCGGGCACCGGCGGCGGTCGGATGGGGGAGGGAGTCCCGCCGCCGGGCCGGCCAAAGGGTTAGAACAGGGTCGGGCCTTGGTTGTCGGGCGGCTGGATCGTGATGACCACGTCCTGGTCCTGCTTCATGTGCAGCTCGCCCGCCTGGCCGGCAGACGGCATGCAGGCGACGTTCAGCGATACCACCACCGTGCCGCCCTCCTGCGGGTCAAACTGGAACTTGTCCACCGTGCATTCATCCAGCACCAGGTCGGACTTGCCGCCGATGCCGTGGTGCACCGTCACCGTCGCGCCGACGATCTTGTCGGCCAGCGAGACCTTGTTCTTCATGTTCGGGTACTTCAGGCAGGGCAGGTAGCCCGGATCATCCAGGCGCGTGTCGGCTTGGTCGGCCATGTCGCCTTCGTCGTTGTGCGGGCGGCGGTACAGCGACGCCTTCAGGTCGGAGCTGAACTCCGAAAGCACGTCGTTGCTGCTGCGGTAGACCAGCTGCAACGTGGCAGCCGGCATGCGTTCGTTGCCGTGCTTGTTGGTGCGGGAAATGAAGTGCATGCGGCACTCTTGCTCTTGGATGCTGAACATGGGGCAGGGCTCCAGGGTGCTACGTTGGGGAAAGGGTCAGGCGGCTTTGCGCCGCAGGGTCTCGACCATGGCGCGCAGCTCGGCTTCGAACTGCAGCAGGGCGGTCAACAGGGTCTTGATGTAGGCGTCGTCGCGCGGGATGCGCTGCACGTACAGGCGCAGCTCCGGGGCCTGGCGAGGGTCGTAGCTGATGAAGTCCCACCACTGGCGGCCGGTCACAAGCAAGTTTCCTTGCACCTGTGGCATGTGGTCGGCGGGCATGCCTTCCAGCCACGTCTGGATGTGGACGGCTTCGTCGTGAGGGCATTTCTTCTCCACGCCACCATCCGTCCCGACCAAGCCGTCAGGGGAAGCACCGATGTATGGATACTGGGGGTGCGTCACGTATGGCGACGGCACGATGATTCCGCCGTGCGTGACCATGTAAGCCTCGTCCGCGGCGTCTTCCAGATCCTTGCCCCAGTCGATCGACTTGCTGCCTACCTCGTGCTGGGCGATGCCAGCTAAGCGTTCGAAGGCCTTCACGCGCATCAGCTTCGCTCGCGCCTCGGTGGGCTTGCCGTCGCGCTTCACCGCGATGATGTCCTTGAACGTCGAGGCGGTCAGATTGCCGGCGCGCTCCAGTCGCCATTCCTCGGTGCGCTGTTCGGCGGGCGCGTTCATTCCTGCACACCTTCGAAGGGGTTATCGCCGTCGGCCGGCTTGTCCTGGGTGCTGGGCTGCGCAGGGGCCGCGTCCTCCGCCTTGGCCAGGGCCTCGATGCGCGTGATCTCGTTTTTGCCAACGGCGGCGCGGCCATCCTTGCCCAGCGCCATCCAGGCCGCGGTCAGGTCTGCGGTGCGCTTCTCGGCGGGATCATTGCTGCGCGCGATCATTTCCAGGTCGCGGATGATCTGGTCGCGGTCGACCTGAACCGCCGGCTGCGGCTTCGCGGCCTGCGCGAATTCGGCGGCGGTCTTCGGGGTGATATCGCGCTCGCGGGGCGGCGCATCGATCAGCTCGTCGGACGTGTACACGCCCAGCAGCGCGCCCGGGGTGTAAGCGCGGGTCCAGTTCTTCACCTGCAGGTAACCCATCTGCTGGCGCGGATTGGTCTTCCACAGGGGCGAGTTCTTCGTTGTGACGTCGGAAATCTTGAGCCATTCGCTCCAGGTGATGTCCGTTTCGCCGGCGATGACGGCGCCCACGCGGCAGGCCAGGCTGTTGCCGTCGCCGGTGTATTCGTAGTGGAACCGGCCGGAGATGGCGCCGGATGACTGCACCACCGCGTTAACCAGCTGCGCCTCGTAGCCCAGCGTGCCGTTCACCAGGTGGGTTTTCTGGGCTACCACGAACGGGTTCATGTTCCACTGCATCGCCTGCATGATCACGGCCATGCAGTCGGACGGGTTTCCCTGCAGGTGCTTCGGCACAGTGGCGCGGCCCGCGGCCATCATCTCGGCCGCGCGCATCATGGCCTCCATGTTGTCGGCGTGCAGCACCAAGCCGCTGGTGCTGGTGTTCGCCGCCGGCAGGTCCAGATCGGTGGTGGGTTGCTGGTCGATCGTGGTGGTGTCAGACATTGCTTTCTCCTGCCCGAGACTCGGCCGGGCGTTGTGGATGGGTTAGGCGGCCAGATCGGCCAGGGGCGGGGGAGCGAACTTGGAAAGCCAGTTCAGGACGTCCGAGATTTCGACGCCGTAGTGCTGCGCCAGCACGATGACGATTTCGGCGTTGCCCGGGCCGTTGGCCAGGAACTCGGCTTCTTCGCGGCGCGCCTGTTCGGCCAGGCGTTCGCGCTCGGCCGCTTCGGCTTCGGCACGCGCGGCGGCTTCCTTCTCCTGTTGGGCGCGGGCCTCGGCTTCGGCGCGCTCCTGCTCGGCGCGGCGCGCGGCGACCTGCTGCTCTTCGAACTCGGCGCGCTCCTTGGCCAGGCGCTCGTCCTCGGCCTTGCGCGCGGCGGCTGCGGCGGCTTCCTGCTCCAGACGCTGGCGCTCCAGCTCCGCGCGCTCGGCGGCCAGGCGCGCGGCCTCTTGTTCTTGCGCCAGCGCGGCGCTGTGCATCTGCTCCAGCTTGGCGACGGTGTCCGCCTGCAGGGCCATGGCCTCGCCGGCGCGATGTTCGTACAGCTCGGTGGTGATGGGCAGCTCGGCAACGGCGGCCAACAGCGCGGCGATATCGGCGGCGCTCTTGCCCGCGGCCTGCACCGGGTACTGGCTGATGGCGTTGATCCGCGACTGGATGGCCTGCTGGCGCGCCAGTTCTGCCGCTTCCTTCGCGGCGCGGATTTCGGCCTTGCGCGCTTCTTCGGCCTTGATCTGGGCGTCGATCGGCTCTTCAACCGCCTTCACCTCGTCCTTGATCTTGGCCAGAATGGCGCGCATCTCGCGCTGCTTGGCCAGCATCGGCTTGTTCCAGCCTTCATAGGCGGCATCGGCCGACGTACGGATGCTGACGCAGCGGGCGCGGGCGGCGCGGGCGGCCTTGTCGCCGGCCGTGGTGGTGACGTCGAACTGCACGCCGGCCAGCTCGTGGCGCAGTTCGGCCAGGCCCTTCTGCACGGCGTTGAATTCGACGATCGCGGCGGGCGCGTCCAGGATTTCGTCTGCAACTTCGGTCATGGTGGTTGTCTCTCAGGGTTGGCGCGCGGCCACAGCGGTCTTGCCGCAGCCTTCGCAGGTGGGGTAGGGGGAAGATTCACGGTCCAGCGTCGGGCCCAGCACGCCGACGGTGGCGGCCAGCACCACGGCGCCGGCGATGCCGACCCATTCGTAGCGGTCGAGGCCCAGCAGGGAGCGCAGGAGGCGGCGGATCATTGCTGCTCTCCCTTGGCCTTGGCGTGGGCCTTCAGCAGGTCCAGCACCAGACCGGCGTCCAGGGTTACGTGCTTGCCGTCCAGCGCCATTTCCTCGAGTGCAGCAAGCTCGTTGACCGGCGCGGCGTTGGTCGCGACTGCAGCGAGGATCCAGCCGGCGGCGTCGTGATAGTCCGGCGCGGCGGCGATCAGGCGGGCGTTGGCGAACAGGTCGGTTCCGTCGCTGTTCACGCCGTAGGGCTGAGCGACTGGAACGAGACGACCATCATCAAAGGAGGGCGCCTGCACCACGTAGTCAAAACGGACCGCCCACGGCCCGGGCGTGTGACGCGTCGTCATTGGGCACCTCGCGCGGCCAGCATGGCGTCGGCCATTTCGTACGCATGCACCCCCAACTCGATAAGGGCCTGGGCGCGGTCGACATCGTCGTGGATATCCCGCCAGACCGCCGCCATGGCCTTGGCCGCGAAGTAGTCGCGCAGGGTCATGCCCATGTCCCAGTCGGCCCACCTGCTGCCAGCGCCTTCGGGCACGTTGGGGAAGGCCGGGCCGCCGTCGTTGATCTTGTTCATGCATTTCTCCGGTGCAGGGCCATCGCGGCGTCGCCGACCAGGCCAATCAGGTCCGCCGCAGCCAGGCCGCCGGCGATGAATTGAAGAAGGGCGGTCATTTGCGGCGCGCCGGCAGTTCGAACGACACATCAAGCTGGCGCTCGGGATCCTCGATGGCGTCGGCCAGGTTCTCCACGTAGTGCGCGCTGGCGCCGTCCATGAAATTGCTGAACAACTGGCCGATGCGGCCGAACGTGTCGCCGTGGGCGTAGGCCTTGGCCACGGCATCGAATGCCTCGACCAGGGCCTTGTTGCCGATGCTGTCTTCGTAGATGGCGTGCGCCACCGGCTGGCGGTTCGGCTCGGCCACGGCGTAGCGAACGACCTCGTGCAGCCCGTCTCGCAGCGCGGCGCGCACATCGCCGGACAGGTCCATGCGCAGTTCCTGCGCGGGCGTGATCTTGGGTTGGGCGTAGGCCATGGCTCAGTTCCTCGAATCCAGACCGGCAGGAAAGACGCGCGCCGGCGAGGGAAGCCCCTCGCGCTGAACCGAGGTCACCTTGACCGTCTCGTGGCTGTGGCCGGGGCCCCAGTAGTTCACCTCGGCATACTTGCCCAGCACGCGGGCGTCGTCCTCGCTGTCGGCGTAAACCGTGCGCTCGACCGACTCGGTGGTCGTGACCGTGCGCGTGATGACGACCTTGTAGGGGATGCGATTCAGGCTCATGGATGTCTCCTTGCCCCGGCACCCGGGGCGGGTGGTGGGGTTAGGCAATGCTCAGAATGCGCGCATCCTCGTAGCCCCAGCTTTCCAGCAGGCCGGCGGCGGTGCGCATGGCAGCGTCGCGCGAACTGGCGCGCACGTTGAAAGTTCCGGCAGTCGTCGTGGTGATGGTCCAGGTGTGCATGGTCATTTACTCAGTGCTGCCCCGGCACCCGGGGCGCGTGGGGAAGGTCAGGCGGCTTCTTGCTGCTCGGCCGGCTTCTCGCCGCCAGGCACAGCCGGCGACATCGTGACGATCGTGTGCAGCACCGGCTTCCACTTCTGCCACCACGCCAGCGCCGACGAATCCATGCGGGCGATCTGCTCGTCGGTGAACGACCACCAGCGCTCCAGTTCGTGGAACTGGCATCCGATCTGCATGTGGGTAGCTGTGTAGGTGACCGGCCACGTATCGCACTGGATGGCCTTGATCTCGCGCAGATTGCCGCTGGTACCCCAGATTCCAGCGAGGTCGCCCAGGTCGGCACCGCCCAGGTCGGCACCGCCCAGGTTGGCACCGCCCAGGTCGGCACCGCGCAGGTAGGCACCGCCCAGTTCGGCACCGCGCAGGTCGGCACCGCCCAGGTCGGCACCGCGCAGGTAGGCACCGCCCAGTTCGGCACCGCGCAGGTCGGCACCGCGCAGGTAGGCACCGCGCAGGTCGGCGCGGGCCTCCACGGCCTGCTCCAGCGCCACGCGAGCAATGAGCCCGCTCTCGGTGCCCTCGGGCACGTCAGCCGTGAAGAGGACGGCGCCGGTCCAGCGGTTCTTGATCTCGTGCTTCAAGGTCTTCTCTCCCAGTTCTCCCCGGGGTGGGGAGGTGTTGGGAGAATTAAAGCATTCTTTATTTCAAAAAACAAGCATGCTTTATTTGGCGGACAAAAAAATACCGCCCATGGCGGCATAGTGTTTCATCAATGGCGTGACGGATCGAACAGGGCCGGCACATATTCGCAGTTTTCGTAGATCGGTTGCGTGAGCGGTAGCCCCGCCTGGCGCAGTCCGATGAAAGCTTCTGGGATCTTGATGCGACCCCTGTCCAGTTCTGCCCACAATTGGCGGCCAAAAACCCGCAACGGAGGATTGATTGCTGCACGCACAGAGTGAGCCCAAATCATCATGCTTCCGGCTGCGGTCAGGTCACCGGCTTTTTGAAGACCACGAATCATGCCGCCGATCTTGAGAGGATAGATTCCCTCATCTGGCGGGGAGAGGCCGTCCAGGGACGCAGTCAGCTGGAGCCCTGCACCTTCGATTATGAGTCGTTGTCTGGTGGCCATGACCAACAAGGAGGCCAGTTCGTCCTTGTGCATGCCCTGCAGCGACCGGATGAACAGGGTGATTTCTCGCTCCTGGGAGATGAGGGCGCGCTGCTGAGCTTTACGCAAAAGCCATCCGAACATTTCACATCCTTTACAGGTTCGGTCGCGGAGCACGACCACACGAGTCTAAGCTTGACCGCTTTAGGCGGCGCGCGGTGCGCCTGGGCTTTTGACGCCCGCGGCTTCCTTCAACATAGCTTCGGCGAAACCTTCGACCCGCCCACGCTGGGCTTCCGAGAGCGCGTTCCACTGCTCAGCGGTGATAGCGGTGAATGGCCAAGGCGCCGCGCCGGGCACATCCTGCCCTTGGGCATTTCCTTCGCCCGTGGCAAGCCAGTATGCGTCCACTTTCAGGAACCGGGCCGCCTTGGCCGAATTCTCGGCGGTCAACGCCTTGGTCTTGCCAGCGATGACCTGGCCGATCGCTTGCACGCTGACGTCGATAGCGTTGGCGAGTTCGATCCGTTCACGGCCGGCGAGTTGCAGGGCCTGCTCGAGGCGGGAGCCATAGGTGTTCATGCGCGAAAGGTTACTTTCAAGCATATAAAGCATGGTTGCCTGTACGATTAAAGAATGCTTTAATCGGCGCATGAAGAAATCTGAAGCTACCCGACTGCTTGGCGGCACTCCCGCGGCCGCCGCCCAAGCAATGGGCATTACGCCGCAAGCCTATTCCCAGTGGCCCGATGAGCTGCCGCGTCGCCTGCGCGACCGTGTAGTGGCGGCCATTGCCCGCAAGCACCTGCCGGCCGAAATGCTGGGCGAAGGCGGCCCGGCGCAGGAAGCGGCATGAAGGCGCCGCGAGAAAGTAGAGGGGGTGGGTGATGTCCATGGCTGAATCTTCTGCCGTTACATCTGCACGCGCACGCAGGATCGAGCAGACCATCCTGCAACGCCTTGCAAGCGTCGGGCATGCGCATGCAGCCGCATGCGTGGGGCTGGACGAATCTGCAATCAGCCGGTGGAAGAACAAGAAGGATGATGGCCGGCCGGGCGAGATTGAGCGTATGGCGCTCTTTCTCGCATCCCTGGGGCTGAAGGCGACCCCCCAGGAATACAAGTGCTATGACGAGGCGACGCTGGCCGCGATGCTGACCTTTGCGAAACAGCGCATGGACCAGATCCAGGGCGTCGGGCACCTTGCTTTCGAGGATGACGAATGAAAGGCGGCCAACTCGCGCGCCTGGCCGGCCAGTTGTGCCAGCGCCAGGATTTTCAGGCTTTTGCGAGCGCGCGTAGCGCCGATGAGGCCGCTGCATTCATCCGCCGCGTGTGCCGCGTTGAATCGCGCGCGCAGCTCGACCACGACCAACAGGCCCGCGACCGGTTCCACGAGCTGGTGAGGAAGCCGTTTGCCTACAGGACGGCCCCATGAACTACTACGAACACCACATCCGCGACTATGACGCGGCCACGGCGCATCTGTCCTGGGACGAGGACATGGCCTACACGCGCCTGATGCGCTGGTATTACCGCAAGGAACAGCCGATCCCGGCCGACGTGAAGGAAGCCTGCCGGCAGGTCCGCGCCACCACCAAGGTGCAGCGCGATGCCGTCGCCGCCGTCCTGAATGAGTTCTTCGTGTTGCAGGAAGATGGCTGGCACCAGGAGACCTGCGACGAGGCGATCGCCACGTACCAGGCCGGCGAGCCCGAGCGCGTCGTGAAGAAGGCCAACGAGGACAACCGCTTGCGCAGGCACCGCGAAGAGCGCGCCCGCCTGTTCAAGATCCTGACCGACGCAGGGGAACACGCCCCGTGGAACATCCGTATGGAGGATTTGCGGGCCATGGTCGGACGCATTTCAGGCGGCAATTCTGCAACGGCACCTGCAACGGCACCTGCAACGCCTGCAACGGCTACCCAATCACCAGACACCAGACACCAGACACCAGTATTAAAAGAAGGAGTGGGGAACGCGGGCGCGAGCGATGGCGGCTACCTGCCCAACCCGACCCCGCACGGAACCGTCGCCAAGGCGCTGCGCACTGCCGGCGTTCAGGTTTCCCCTGGGCAGCTCGACTTCCGCGCCTGGGTCGACAAGGGCTTGACCGCTGAAGAAGCCCTGGCGGGCCTTGCCGTCGCGCGACAGTCCAAGCCAGCACCAGAGCCAATCCCCTGGGCCTACCTCGCCAAGGTGCTGACGTCCCAGCGCCAATCCGCCCAGCAGATCCCGGAAAAGGGCGACCACCAGCAACGACCGCCCAACGCCAACGAACGGCGAGCCGCCTGGACCGCCAACCTGAAAGACGTCATCGAACAAGCCACCGCACAACCGCGGCGCGAGATCGACATGGGAGTCATCGATGCAATTGGCACACGCGACTGAAGCACCGGCACCTCTGCCCGTGGCATGGGCCGCTCGCCTGATCGAGCGCATGCAAGCCCTGTACGGCCGGAAGTTCGCCGAGCAGTGGGAGGGCATCGAGCCCGTGCGCCTTGCCGAGGTCTGGGCGCAGGAAATCGCCGACTACACGGCCGAGGAAATCCAGCGCGGCCTGGCATCCTGCCGTGGCCGTACATTCCCGCCCACGCTGCCCGAGTTCCTGGGCCTGTGCCGGCCCACCCTGAACCCCGAGGCGGCCTACCACGAAGCCGTCGCCGGCGTATCCGCCCGAGCACGCGGCGTTATCGGGAATTGGTCCCATCCTGGTGTGTTCTGGGCAGCCCAGCGCGTCGGCGCACATGACCTGCTGAACATGGGCTGGCAGGCCATACGCGGCCGCTGGGAGTACGCCCTGCGCGACGTCATGGCACAGGGGAAGTGGGAACCGATTCCCACGCCCAGCCTGGCCCTGGTGGCGCCCGGCGGCAACGTCTCTACCCGCGAGGAAGCCCTGGCATTCCTGCGCGAGATCAAGCAGCGCACCGGACACAGCCTGCTGCCGCGCATCGTGGATCACCGCGCCTGGGCCCAGCGCATCGTCGCCAAGGCCCAGAACGGCGAATCCGTCACACCCACCGTGCTGCGTATGGCCCAACGCGCCATTGCTGCGCCCACCGAAGCGAGCGACGAATGAACGATCTTTCCCTGGAACTGGAAGCCTACGAACCCTTGGCGGGTACAGCGCTCTCGCCGTCACTCGCGCGCGCGCACGTTTCGCCGCCCCTGGGGCTAGACGCTGGCCAGGCCGGCCTGTTCGCGCCTACAGCCGAGTCGGGAAAAATTAACATCGGCGCCGACGACCGCGACTCGCGCTCCCTGCCGGGCCCGGACGAATGGACGGACGACACCACGGTACCCGACCCCTGGTCGCGGGATGGCGCCCAATCGGGGCCGAACGCCTCGCCACGCCGCGCCGATGCTGGTTCTGGGGTGGCGCCCTCAGTGCTGCTGACGCTGCCATACCCGATCAGCGCGAACCGCTACTGGGCCAGCCGCACGGTCACGCCGCGGGGCAAGCCGGCCTTCACCAGCACCTACGTCACGCCTGAGGCGAAGGCCTACAAGGCGCAGGTGCAGAAGCTGGCGCTGGTGGCCGGTGTTCGCAAGCCGATCGCCGGCCGCGTGCGGGTCGAGTTCACCCTGTACCCGAACCGCCCTCAGGACTGGCAGAAGCGCATGCGCAAGGACGGCGCGGCCTGGGACGACACCGTGCAGTGCCTGGACCTGGACAACGCCCAGAAGGTGGTGCTGGACAGCCTGAAGGACGTGGTTTTCCAGGACGATGCCTGGGTGCGCGAGATCAGCGCCCGCCGGGCCGAGCCGGACGAGTTCGGCGCGCGGCTGGTGGCGGTCGTCACGCCGCTGGCCGTCGAGCAGCCGCAGACCGACCTCTTTGGCGCCGTGGCGCAGGAGCGTGCAGCATGAGCCGCACCGCCGACCAGATCGCCCTGGCCCGCAAGGCGCGCAACGAATGCGCCCGCAAGCTGCGCCGGCTGGGCTACAAGTTCGCCAAGAAGACCGTCACCGAGGCTGAAACGGTGGCCGCCATCCACCGCAACACAGGCTGGCCGTTGCCCGGGCGCGGCGAGGCGATCGACTATCTGCAGCGCTTCGCCAGCACGCCCGACGGCGTGCCCGCGCCCAGCCGGGCGCATGACGCGCTGAATGCGCCCAGCCTGCAACCCAGCGCCGCCATGCGCGCCGCGGCCCAGCGTGCCGCCCAGGTGCAGCCTCGCCTGATCGCGGCGGCCAGCAAGGTCGACAACTGGCGCCTTCTGGGAGGGTCCGAAGCATGACGCCCATCACGCCCGCCCCGCCCATCGACTGGAACCGCCTTTTCCTCACCCTGCGTGGCGAGGGGTACACGCTCTACGACATCGCGTCCTACACGCGCATCCCGCGCGCCACGATGCAAGGCTGGATGTACGGCGCCGAGCCGCGTCACCAGGACGGCGAGACGATTATCAAGTTCTGGAGCGAGGCCACCCAGCTGCCGCGCGAATCCCTGCCGTTGCGACAGGCGGTCGACTTCGCCAGCCGCCTGGCCGAATCCAGAACGTAGAAAGACGGGATTCCGGCTGCTGGCCAGCAACACAATCGCCCCGATCTTCCCCCCCACCGAAGACGGAGCGATTCATGGCCCGAGCCCACAACGTCCAGACCCCCGGCGCTGTCGCCACTCCCAGCGACGACGCCAACCCCACCAGCAGCCCCAGCACCCAGCCCGCCGCAGATGACGCCCAGGGCGCCACCGCGCCCACGACGCCGCCCGAGTCGGTTACCGACATCGCCGCGGCTGGCATGCAGATCGCCGAGCCGCCCAAGGCCAAGAAGTCCCTCGGCAAGCCCTCGCGCGAGGACTACGCCAAGATGCGCGCCGCCGACGTCGACCCCTCCACGATCACCGCGCCCGTGCTGACCCTCGACGGCTACGTCGTGCCGGCGCCCAAGGACGGCAAGTAGCCATGGGCGGCATTGCCAAGAAGATCGTCCAGACGGTCAACAAGATCGACCCGATCACGCGGTCGATCGACAAGAAGCTCGGCAAGGCCGGCTTGCCGAACGCCACCGACCTGTTCGACCCGAAGGAACCGGAAGTTCCGACGACATCAACGACCGACCCGAAGGCCGAAGCAGACGCTGCAGCACAGCAGGCTGCCCTGGCGGCCAACGCGAAGGCCTCCGAACTGGCGCGCCAGCGCCGCGCCGGAAGCGTGCTATCTGGTGGGGCCCCGGCGGGCAGCGCCGCAACATCCAGCGTCTTGGCCTACGGCAAGGCGCGCCTCGGAGACTGATCCATGGCCCAGGAAGATCTGGCCGTCACGCTGCTGCGCCGCCTCGGCACGCTCAAGGGCGCGCGCAGCCCGCACGAGGACACGTGGCGAGACTGCTACGACCATTCCTACCCGATCCGAGGCCAGGGATTCTACGGCGAGACCGAGGACATAAACAGCGTGCAGAACAAGCGCGCAAGGCTTTACGATGCCACCAGCACCGACGCCAGCAATACGCTGTCCAGTGGCATTCAGTCGGGGATGACGCCGGCCAATAGTCAGTGGTTTGGCCTGCAGACCTGGAACCAGTCGGACGACGAGAAGAAGTGGTTCTCCGACTCGGCCACCAAGCTGTGGGAAGCCATTCACGCCAGCAACTTCGACGCCGTCAGCCTGGAATGCTGCCAGGACATCACCGCCGCGGGCTGGTTCGTGCTGTTCATCGATGAGGCCAAGAACGACGACGGCAGCGTCGACGGCCTGCACTTCCAGCAGTTCCCAATCTCCGAGTGCTACTTGGCCGCGTCCAAGCCTGGCGGCCGCTGCGATACGCTGTTCCGCCCGTACTGCCTGACCGTAGAGCAGACCGTGCAGGAATTCGGCCTGGCCAACATCAGCGCCAAGGTGCGCGATCTGTACCAGGACGAGAAGTACGACGAGAAGGTCGAGCTCCTTCATGCGGTGTATCCGCGCCGCTTGTCCGCAGTTGGATCGCGCCGCGCCAAGAACATGCCGTTCGCGTCTGTGCACGTCGAGTGCACCGAAAAAATCGTGGTGCGCGAATCCGGCTATCAGGAACAACCCTTCGTCGCGCCGCGCTGGTCGCTGATCCCGAAATCGGTCTATGCCATCGGGCCTATGTTCGATGCACTTCCCGACACCAAGACGCTGAACTACCTGGTGAAGATGGAAGAGGCCGGCGTCGACATCGCCGTGGCCGGCATGTGGATCGCCGAGGATGACGGCGTGCTGAACCCGCGCACGGTCAAGGTCGGCCCGCGCAAGATCATCGTCGCCAACAGCGTCGACAGCATGAAGCCGCTGACCACCGGCGCCAACTTCCAGGTGTCGTTTTCCAAGAAGGAACAGCTGCAGGCCGCCATTCGCAAGACGTTGATGGCCGACCAGCTACAGCCGCAGGATGGCCCGGCCATGACGGCTACCGAGGTGAATGTCCGCGTGGGCCTGATCCGCCAGTTGCTGGGGCCGCGCTATGGCCGTCTGCAGGCGGAATACCTACAGGTGCTGATCGAGCGCTGCTTCGGCCTGGCCCTGCGTGGCGGCCTGTTCGCGCCGATGCCCGAATCCCTGCTGAACCGCAGCTTCCACATCGTCTATCAATCGCCCATGGCGAAGGCCCAGAAGCTGGAAGAGGTCAACGCGATCGAGACGACGCTGGTTGCCGCTGGCCAGCTCGCGGCCGCCCAAGGCAGCCCGGACGCCTGGGACAACTTCGACGTTGACGGCAGCCTGGCGGAGATCGCCGACGGCCGCGGCATGCCGGCGCGCCTGGTGCGCAGCCCAGAAGACGTTGCCAAGATCCGCAAGCAGCGCGCTGATACACAGCAAGCGGCTCAAGAGCAGGCCCAGCAACAACAGCTTACCCAGGTGGCCGGTGAAGCCGCCGTTAGCCGGATCGCCGAAGCCGCATGAGCGCACCTTCCCCGCAGGACTACAAGGCCATCTTCGAGGACGACCGCCGCGGCGCCGCGATCCTCGAACATCTTCTGACCCGCTTTCGCCCCAAGGTTGTGACCGAGGGCGGCATTGATGCCGTCCTCAAGACCTACCGGCACGCCGCGCACCGCGAGCTGCTGGAATTCATCGTGGCGCAAATCAACAGGGCGAACGGCGTGCCCGACGAAAACGCCGACGACGGAGAATGACATGTGGAAACGACGCGTAATGTGGACCGCGCTGATGAACGCCGCCGGCGCGGATGGTGGCAGCGGTGGTGGCGATCCCGGGGCCGGTGGCTCCGACGCCAGTAGCAGCACCCCGCCGGCCGGCGATACGCCGCCCGCCGGTTCCGATGCGGGCCAGGGCGCCGGCTCAGTCCTGAACCAGGGCGCCAACGTCGACACGGGCGCCGAGCCCTCGGCCTGGATTCCCGAGAAATACCAGGTCAAGAAAGACGACGGCTCGATCGACATCGACGCCAGCGCCCGCAAGCTGGCCGAGGCCCATGGCCACCTGGAGAAGCGCCTGGGCAGCGGCGACCTGCCCCCGAAGACGGCCGACGAATACCAGCTCACGCTGCCGGACACGTTCAAGGACGTGGACGTGCGTGCCGATCCGGATATGGCTGAGTTCCTGCAGGATGCCCACGCCGCCGGCATGAATCAGAAGCAAGTGGACGCCGTGATGAAGGCGTACGCCAAGATGGCCACGACCCTGGCGCAGGGCGGCGCCGCGGCCACGGTTGAAGATTGCACGACCGAGCTGCGCAAGACCTGGGCCAGCGAGGCCGACTTCAAGCGCAATGCCGGCCTGGCCTATCAGGCGGCGAACGTCGCGGCCAAGATGGCGGGCCTGTCCTATGACGACATCGAGGCGTCTGGCCTGGGTAACAACCCGACCTTCCTGCGCCTGATGGCGGCCCTGGGCCCCGAGTTCAGCGAGGACACCAGCGTGGGCGGCGAGTCGATCCGCGCCACCTCGCAGGAAGACGTCGAAAAGCTGATGCTCTCCGAAGCCTATGCGAACGCCAAGCACCCCGACCACGCCAAGGTCAGCGAGCGCGTGCGCAAGTTCTTCGAACGCAAGCACGGCACCGAGATCGTCGCATAGCGTTCAAAAAGACGGGATTCCGTCTCTACCCCAGCGCGACCATTGCGGGCATTCAAACCGGCCCGCATGGCGCGCGGATACCCGGTGATAGCCCTCCCAGTGGTGCGGTAGCCGGCAGCAGTGGGTGACTCAATCGGGCCCGGATTTCCGGATACCCCGCAAGGCGAATTGAACAGATCAATCACCTTTGGAGTTATCCATGCCCCAATCCATCACCCAAGCATTCGTCGTCCAATGGGATACGCAGATCCGTCTGCAGGCCCAACAGAAAGATTCGCGCCTGTGGGCGTCCGTCACCGATCGCGGCACCATCACCGGCGAATCGTTCACCACGAACCTGCTGGCCGCCATCGAAGACACCCCGGAAAACACCGTCCGCCACGGTGACACCACCTGGTCCGACGCCGTGCACAACACTCGCGTTGCGCTGATGCAGGACTTCTACCAGGCGCTGCCGGTCGACCGTAACGACGAACCCAAGCTGCTGGCCAACCCGCTGTCCGGTTCGTATAACGCCTCGCTGGTCGCTGCCTGGAACCGCCGCAAGGATCGCATCGTCTACCGCGCGCTGGTGGGCAATGCCCAAGCCAAGGACGGCACGATCATCGCATTGCCCAGCACCCAGAAGATCGCCGCCGGCGGCACGGGCTTCACCAAGGGCAAGCTCATCACCGCGAAGAAGATCTTCCGCAAGAACGAGGCTGACGAGCACAACGGCGAAGAGCTGCACATCGTCTACACGGCCGAAATGCTGGAAGACATCCTGAGCGACACCACGCTGACCAGCGCCGACTACCTGGCGGTGAAGATGCTCCAAGACGGCGACGTCAGCGGCAAGTGGATGGGCTTCAAGTGGATCCCCTACGAGGGCATCGATGTGGTCGGCTCGACCGCGACCACCGTGGCCTATGCCAAGTCCGCCGTACAGACTGGCACCGGCTTCACCGAAGGCAAGGCCAGCCGCCGCCCGGACAAAAAGGACCTGATGCAGGTCTCGATGGCCGGCTCGGTGGGCGCTGCTCGCGCCGAAGAAGTGAAGGTCGTTGCCATCGACTTCACCTTCTAAGCCACCGCATCCAACCCGATATTTCAGGAGCAAGACATGGCTGAACAAAACAGCGTCCAGGGTGCGAAGATCGTCGCGCGCCAGAAACTCACCCCGGCCGAGTCGCACGGCCGCCAGCGCATCCTCGTGGCCACGTTGGCTGCCACGCATGCCGCCTACGCGATCAATGACACGGTTTTCCTGGGCCGCGTGCCTGCGAACACCCGGTTCATCCTCGGTGGCGCCATGAGCGTCGGTGGTGCCGGAACGGCTTCGTCCGTCATGGACATTGGCCTGCGCAAGACTGCCACGCAGGAAGTGATCGACGCCGACGGCATCACCCTGGGCGCCGACATCTCGACGGCTGGCAAGGTGGTGCTCGACACCGGCGCGCTGCTGACCGGTGCCACCGACTACATCACCCCGGTCGAGTGTGACGTCTACGCCACCATTCGCGGCGCCGTCCTGGCCGCCAACCAGCAGATCCGCATTGAGCTGCCGTACGTCACGGATTAATCAGCTCATCTCGTTACCACGCCCCGGGGGTCCCCGGTGGGTTCGCCGGGGGATTCGTCCCCCGGCTTTTTTGTTTCAGGTGATCCATGTCCAGCATCAGCCCAGTCGCCATTTGTTCGAACGCGCTCCAGCTCCTTGGATCTGCGCCCATTGCCTCTTTCGATGAAGATTCCCGTTGGGCTGGCGTGGCCGCCAACCTCTGGCCGATGGTGCGCGATGAATTGCTGAGAGCGCATCCCTGGAACTGCGCCACCCGTAGGGTGGTTCTTGCCCCTCTCGTAGACAAGCCGCCATTCGACTACGGGTTTCAGTTCCAGTTGCCGGGGGACTGGCTCAAGACGGTGCAGGTCGGACGCCGCGGCTACACGCTGGATTTTCGCACCGAGGGCCGCATGATACTGGCCCATGTAGATGCGTTACCGCTGGTGTATATCTGGCGCAACGAGACCACGAACACCTGGGACGACGCGCTGGTGGCGGTCGCCACGAAGAAGATGCAGGCGGCGCTCGCCTATCCGGTAACTGCCTCGACGTCGCTGCGTGACAGCCTGTCGGTGGAAGCGCAGCAAATGCTGAAGTCGGCCAAGGCGGGCGATGGCCAAGATGATCCTCCGGAAGAGTTCCCTGAGTCGGAACTCCAACGTGCACGGTATCGGGGGTAAGCCATGCCGCGTATCAGCACAATACAGACGAATTTCACGGCCGGCGAGATATCCCCGAAAGTGCGTGGTCGCGTCGATGTGGCGCGCTACCAGAATGGAGCGGAGATGCTGGAGAACATGGTGGTGGACGTCTATGGTGGAGCGTTCCGGGCACCTGGTACCGAGTACGTCGCGCCAGTGGCGGATCATGCAGTGGCCGGCCGGCTGATCCAGTTCGCATTCAATAGGTCTACTGCGTACCACTTGGAATTCGGAAACTCGCGTATGCGGGTGATCCGCGCGGGCGCAGGCCTTGTCATGTCGGGCGGCATACCTTACGAGATCGTCACGCCGTTCACTGCTGCCGAGCTTCCTGACGTCAAGTACACGCAGGCTGCAGACACGATGTTCTTGGCCCATCCGAACCATCCCATCCAGCAGCTGCGACGCGTTGCGGATGATAGCTGGCTGATGGGGAACGCTGCGTTCTCAGTGCTGCCGTTTTCAGAGGTTGGGGATCTGCTCGGAGCTACCCTAACTCTTTCTTCAACCGAGATTGGAACCGGAATTACTGTCTCTATCTCTGCAGCCCTTTTTATGCCGGCAGATGTCGGTCGGCGGATAACGTATCAGGGTGGGGTTGCACTTATTACCGCCTTCACCAACTCCAATAACTTGGTTGTGCAGATTCTGTCTCCATTCAGTTCTGCGTCCCTGGCGTCTGGCACCTGGACACTGGAGGAATCGCCGCAGTCGACCATTACGCCCTCATCTCAAGGAAAGGTTGGTCAAGCGATTATGCTTACTGCCGACATAGATACCTGGCGAAGTACTGACGTTGGCAAGTTTGTGAAGGTCGACGGTGGCCTCGTGCAGATAACCGTGGTGCCAACAGCGAAGACGGCTTCGGGTTTGGTGAAGGCCGATCTAACTTCGGCCGTGGCAGCTGGGCCTGGCGCGTGGACGCTTCAAGGAGCAGCATGGGGAGGAGCAAACGGGTATCCGTCTGCAGTCGGGGTTTTCCAGCAACGGCTGATCGCCGGCGGGAACAAGAAATACCCCAATGGAATATGGGGCAGCAAGACTGGCCTGTATCTCGATTTCACCCAGGGTAGCGAGGATTCGGACGGCTATTTTTACGCGCTCGACGGGGAAAGCAACGGAATCGACCACGTCATGTCTGTGCGCGCGCTGATTGCACTCACGCCGGGCACTGAGTGGACATTGGTCGGAGGCGTAGAAAAGCCACTGACGCCTACGAATGTGCAAGCACGCGACCAGACGGTATACGGGTGCAGCCGCGTGCGGCCGGTGCGAATCGGCAGTGAGCTGCTGTTTGTCCAGGGCGCAGGCCGCAAGGTGCGCGCCATGGGCTACAACGCGTCTTCGGACGCCTACGTAGCGCCGGACCTTACTATGCTAGCCGAGCACATCACCAAGTCTGGGGTGAGGGAAATGGCCTACCAGCAGGAGCCAAATTCCACGTTGTGGGCGGTTCGTCAGGATGGCGGCATGGCAGCGCTGACTATCAATCGGGAAGAGGGCGTCACCGCATGGACTCCGCAAACGACGGACGGCGCCTACGAGTCGGTTTCCTGCGTTCCAACCGCGACAGGGAACGAGGTGATGGTAATCGTCCGGCGCACGATCAACGGGCAGGTGAGGCGATACCTCGAGCGTCTGAACGAAGCCTATCTCGTTCATAGCGGAATCATCGGCCATTCGGAAGCAGGGGCCGCAACGTGGGGCAACCTGGGTCACTTGGAAGGAAAGCAAGTGACGGCGCTTGCCGATGGCACGCCGCAGGGAATTTTCACCGTCGCCGGCGGAGAGATAACTCTGCCACGCAATGCCAACGACGTGCAGATCGGCCTGCCGGTTACGCCTCGTGTACGCCTGCTTCGTCCCGAGGTGGGAACGCCCACCGGCACGGCACAGGGCTCGAACATGCGCGCACATCGGTATAGCCTTCTCTTCCTCAAGACCGTGGGGGCCACGGTCAACGGCAAGTACGTTGCCTTCCGAAAATTCGGCTCGCATCTTCTCGATCGGCCTCCGGAACCATACGACGGCTGGAAGGAAATCGGCGAGTACGGATGGGACGTGGGTGAAATGCCCACCGAGATATCGCAACCCGACCCCCTTCCATTTCACATTCTGGCGGTGGTCCGCCACTGGACGACAAACGAATGAGCATTCGAAACGCAACCCTTGACGAGGTTCCTGTCGTGGTCATGCTGGCCCAGGCCATGCATGCCGAGACGTCCTACAGGGAACAGAAGTTCGATCCCTCGAAGGTCGCCGAGCTTTTCGTCCGCCTGGTTCAGGAAGAGCCTGGCTGCCTGCTGGTGGTGGATAAGGACGACGTTCTGGTCGGATTTCTGGCTGGCGGCATTGGCGAGGATTATTTCGGGCCTGGTCAGTTCGCCTTCGAGTTCGGCGTCTACCTGGATCCAAACCACCGCGGTGGCGTGTGCGGGGCCCGGTTGGTGCAGGCCTTCCTGGCGTGGGCAGACAGTCTAGGGGTGAGCCGCAAGCACATGGCCGTCAGCACGGGCATCACTACCGACCGGACCGGCGCCCTATACGAGAAGCTGGGTGCCCAGCGCGCTGGCAATCTTTACACCTGGGGGATGTGACATGGCATGGGCACCTTTGGCTATCAGCGCGGCGGGTTCGCTGCTATCTTCGATGGGCAATAAGCAGCAGGCCGATGCGCAGCAGGCCGCTGCGAATTTCTCGGCAGACCAGAATGACCTGCAGGCGGCCCAGACTCTGGATGCTGCGCGTCAAACCGCGCAGAAGATTCGGCGGGCCGGAAACAGCACCGCCTCGACAGCTGACGCTTCCTACGCCGCCAGCGGCGTCCGCGTGGACGTGGGCAGCCCCACAACCGTGGGGCACCAGATCTTCGAGGACTCGGAATCCGACGCGCTCGCCGCGCTGATGAACGGACGTCGACAAGCGAACGCACTGCGGGACCAGGCCACACTGGCGCGAGCATCTGGGCAGTACGCTCAAAATGCGGCACAGATCAAGTCGGCGGGAACGGTGTTGTCGAGCGTGGGCAGCGCCTACGGCAAGTGGGGGAACGCCTGAAATGAAGATCAACCCTGGAAATTTCGGCAACGCCATCATCGAACCGCAGCGAGCGGTACAGGCCAGTCCTGATGCGTTTGGCGCGCAGGTGGGCGGCGCGCTCGCGCAAGCTGGCGCGCAAGCCACGAATGTGGGCGAGATGCTGCTGGACCAGCAGAACCAACTGGCGCGCGCCAAGGCGACAAACCAGGTGCTGGAGTATGACCTGAAGGTCAGGGCCGCGGCCAATGATCTTGGCAACCAGCTGCGCGATGGATCGCTTTCGTTTGACCAGGCGCACACCGCTTATCAGTCGGCGCTGGCCCAGATCCCCATGCCGCAAGCCCAGGGCTTGGGCGCGGCGTCGCTGGAGGCGCTGAACGGCCGTGCCCGGATGGCGCAAGAGTCTGGCCTGATCGCGGTGACGCAAGCGGCCGAGCAGGGCAAGCGCGTGCAGTTCAAAGGCCAGACGGACATGGCCATGGACACGCTGGCCAAGACGGCGGGGCTGCCTGGCTCGAACGTCGAAAGCGTGAACAACCAATACGACGCCCTGGACGCCATCGGGCAGACAGCATACGGCGCGAACTGGGCGCGCGTGAAACAGACGGCCCGCGACAACAACTGGTATCAGCAGGCGATACAGCGGTCGCTCGCGAACCGCGACAACCTCGACGGCCTGCGCCAGATGGAAGGCGAATTGACCGCTGCGGACGGCTTCTATGTTGGCCGGCTGGACACGGACAAGCGCAGCGCGGTGCTGCGCGCCGTGCAGTCGGACGTGCAGCGCCTGGAGAACAAGCACCGCATCGAGACCGATCGCAACCTGGCGCGGGGACAATCGGCGCTGGAGCAGGTCGACAAGCAGATCGCCAGCGGCGTGCCGGCAAAGGCCAGCGACTGGCTGCAGTGGATGGCGCAGGCCGCGGGCACGCCGTACGAGCGCGACATGATCGACCGCATGAAGTCGGAGCAGGAAGTTCAGGACACGCTGCAAAAGCCGATTGCCGAGCAGGTGGCCATGGTACGCGAGAAGCAAGCGACCCAGATGGCCCAGGGCGCCAACCTGACGGACCAGGCAAATCTGCGTCGCCTGACTGACGCCGTGCAGACCAACATCAAGACGCTGGCCGATAGCCCGCTGCAGTATGCCCAGAATCGTGCCGGGGTGGCTGTGCAGTCGTTGGCGATGGATGCCCTGCTGCAGCCCGACGGCGCGGCTATCATCGGCGCCCAGGTGCGGGATCGGGTGAACACCATCAACGCATTGCGCCTGGACAATCCTGGCCTGGTGCAGATGCACCCCCTACTTCCCGACGAGGCCAAGATGCTGGCTGACGTTTTGAAGAATGCGCCCGCCGGGCAGAAGTCGGCCACCCTGGGCACGCTTTATCGAGCCTTCGGCAATCCCCAGGCATACGACGGTGCCATGAACCAGCTGAAAGACATCGACCCATTCATGGCTCGCATGGGCCTGCGGGCTTCCAGCTATGCGCAGTCCCAGCTCACCAACAACTGGTTTTCCCCTGACGTGGTGCAATCGGCCGGCGACGTCGCGGCGATCGCCTTGCACGGCGACGACATCCTGCGCACCGGCGGGAAGAATGGAACGGTGTCCTACCCGATCCCCAAGGAACAGGAGTTCATGACGGCGATTCAGGGCAAGGTCGGCAACCTGTACCGCGGCGCCGGCCCGGGTGACAGTGGCGCCCAGCAATTCATGCAGGACGCCTACGCCATCAAGGCCTATTACGTCGGCCGGGCCGCGCAGGAGGGAGACACTTCGGGCGTGGTCGACGGTAGCCGCATGGACCAGGCCATCTCCGCGGTACTGGGCAAACAGGTGGATTTCCATGGCAATGGCCGGGTGCTGGCGCCGTGGGGTATGAACGAATCCGACTTCACCGCGCGCGCCACCAAGGCGCTGGCCGAAACATTCAAGGCTGCCGGCATCCAGGACAAGGTCGGCAGCCATATGGGTAATGTGGGCCTCATTGGCGTGGGCGGTGGCGTGTATTTTCCGACGCTGGCCGGCACGCCTCTGGCGGACGATCAGGGCCGACCGCTGGTGATCCGGTTAACGCCGGACGCTGACACCGGGCGCGACACCTTCGGCCGCGCGCTCTCCGACCAGATCCCTAAGGGTTCACCGAAATGATGACTTCCGACCAAAGCCGCGCGCTGAGCGTGGCGGCACAGGCCCGGCCCGTGGGTGACATCTTGGGCAGCGCGCCCGAGCCCGGCGTGCTGTCAGGTGTGGTGAGCGAGATCCCGCGCGGGGTAGGGCGCGGGCTTGCGGCGGTGCAGGGCCTGGCCACGAGCGCCGCTGAAAGCGCCACACAGCCGCTGTACGACGCGCTGGAAGGTGCCACGGGGGTGAAGGCGCTGAATCCCTTTGGCGCGCTGCGCGAGGCATCGGACGCTACCGTGCGCCGCCTGGCACCCGACCCGCTCACCGTCGGCACGGCTGGCCAGATCGTCAACGGCGTGGCGAACATCGCCGCACAAGTGGCGGCCGGCGTCGGCCTGACCGCCGCGACGGGCGGCGCGAACCTGATCTGGGGAGGCAGCGCCATCGCAGGCGGCGCCACGGGCCGCACCACTTACCACGAGATGATCGAGAAGGGTGTCGACCCATCGACTGCGGTAAACGCAGCCTTCATTGATGGCGTGGCCACGGGCGGCGGTGCGCTGCTGCCGGCCGGCGTCGGCTTCTCGGGTCTGGCCGAACCCCTGGCCGGTTACGGCGTGCGTCTGTCGACCGCCGGGTATCTTGGCGCCAATGCCGCCGTAGGGGCTGGTGGGAACGTGGCCCTTGGTATCGCCCAGCGCGGTGCCATGGCCGAGGCCCTGCGCGCCGGCGGTTACGAGACGATGGCCCGTCAGTACACGCCCATGGACGGCGCGGCCATCGCGGCTGACGCGCTGCTCGGCGGCATCTTCAGCGCTGCCGGGGCGGCGGTGAATCTGCCGGCCACCGGCTCGGGCACGGTCGACGCCGCGTTGGCTGCGCGCGACGCCAAGCACGCGGCAGTCACCACGGCGCCCGGCATCCCATCCGACCCGGCCGCCGCCGCGGCGCACGGCAATGCGCTGGACAAAGCCTTGCGCGACGTGTGGGACGGCAATCCGGTGGATGTGTCCGCCAGCGGCGTGCAAAACCATTCCTTCGTTTTCGGGCGCCGTGACAATTCGGTGGTGCAGGCGGCTGCGCGCCAGTACGGCACGCCCGCGGTGTCCATGATCCCGTCGACGCGGCTGGCCGATATCCCGCCAGCGGGACGGTCTGAGCTGCCCTACAACGCGCCAGAGCTGAACGAGTACGCCGCGCACGTCGAGCAGCAATATGGGCTGCCAGCCGGCATCATCAACGCGCTGAAAAACGCCGGCGAGCGCAGCAACAGCAACCAGGTCAGTCCAGCCGGAGCGCGCGGTGTGATGCAGTTCATGCCTGACAACTTGAAGAAATACGGCGTCACCGACCCCACCGACCCGGTGCAGATGATCGACGCGGCGGGTCGCTACTTGCGCGACACCGCCCGCCAGTACGGCGGCAACGTGGACGCCATGATCGCCGATTACAACGGCGGCCCGCGCCAAGCCCGCGAAGTTCTGGCGGGCCGGGAGCCGGCGGCGAAAGAAACCCGCGACTATCTGGCGCGCGTGCGGGAGGCCATGGGACGCGGCCAGGCATGGGCCGACCAGGCACCGGGCGGCGAGGGCCTGATTCGGTCGTTCCCGGAAGACCGCGCCCGCGCCGCGCGTGCGATCGAGCAAGAAATCGCCAGTGCCGAAGCCGTTCACGCGAATCTGTCGGCGCGTGCCAGCCAGCTTTCCGACGCTGGCCAGGTGGCGGCGATGCAGGATGAGCTGGCCAGCCTGCAGCAGCAATACGATGGCCTGACGGCTGACAACGTGTTGCGAGACCGAGCCAAGGAAATCCAGGCGGCTGGCGATCGCGTGAGCTACAAGCAAGCCCTGTCGGAAGCTCGCCAGCAGATCGGTGCGCAATTGGATGATCTCAATGCGCGTATCGAGCGTGTGCAGACCGAGATCGGCCGCAACGCCGACGCGGCGCGGGCGCTGCAACAGCTTTCTGACCTGGATGCTCAGATCGCCGCGCTGCGCGAGAACCGCGCCGCTATCGACGCGCCTGCCTCCCAGCTCACGCCGGCGGCGGCCGCCATGCGCCAACTGGGCGGCGATGCGCCGGCTATGCGTGGGCAGGCTGCCCAGGATGCCGATAGGCTCGCCCAGACAGCAGCGGCGCCTGCACCTGTATCGCAGGAGGCCCCGCGCGCTGCCGCAGCAACTACGGCGCCGGAGACTGCAGGTTCGCCGGTGGCGGCCATGCCTCGGGCGGAAGCTGCCGCGCCGCGCCAAGCGCGCCCGGACGGCGGCACGCCAGCGCGACAGGCCACCGACCGTGCTGCTGGCAAGGAGACTCCGCCGGCAGGTCAGGACGACGTCGAGACCCGCGCCGGCCTGGCGCTGTTGGATGAACAGGGCGATATCAAGATCCAGACCGTGGACGAGAACGGCAACCCGACGGAACTCTCGCTGCGCGACGCCCTCGCAGACGCGAACGCAGAACTGGAATACGCCACGCCGGCGGCCTTTGATGCTGCCATTCAATGCCAACTTCGAGGGGGTGCCTGATGCGCGCCGCATGTATCCAAGCAGTTTCCCAAGCGCTGGGCCGGCCGCTGACGGCCGCCGAGGCCCAGAACATCGAGAACCGCATCATGCAGGCGATGCGCACCGTAGCGCAACGCGACCTGGCCGCATGGCGCGGCCTGTCCACCGCCGACAGGATGGCCGAGGGCGCCAAGCAGGCGGCGCTGGACGTCGCGGCGGATGCGGCATTGAAGCGGCGCCGAGTGGCGTTGACGGCGCTGCGCCATGACGCGATGCGAAATTACCTGAACGGTTCCGCGTTCAGCCCGATCGAGGCCCTGCAGCGCGCGCTGACCTTCTACGGCGACGGCAAGAGCGGCACCATCTCAGTGGAATCCACGGCCGCCGCCATCAAGAATGAATCGCTCGGTGCCATGCTCGATGTGTTCGACGTCACGCGCGGTGGCGCGCTCGGACTCTTCACCGACCAGGCGGGAGTGCTTGACCTGGTGCGCGAGCTGCGCGGCGACTCGACCGGAAACGCTGACGCCGCCAAGGCGGCCAAGCAGTTCCAGGAGGTGGCCGAAGGACTGCGCCAGCGGTTCAACCGAGCCGGCGGCAACGTGGGGCGCCTTGAGGACTGGGGCATGCCGCAGAGCCACAGCCAGATGCTGGTGGCCAAGGCCGGTAAGGACAAATGGGTATCGGATCATCTGGGGTGGGTCGACCGTAACCGCTATGTGAATCCAGACGGTTCGCTGATGGATGACGCCGCGGTGCGGACCTTTCTGGAAAGCGCCTGGGAAACCATTGCCACGAACGGCGCCAACAAGATTGACCCGGGCAAGCCTGGCGGCTACGGCATGGCGGCCAACCGTGGCAGCCAGGAACGGCAGATCCACTATAAGGACGCTGACGCCTACCTGGCTGCCCAGCGCCAATACAGCGACACCAGCATGATGCAGGCCCTGGTCGGGCATGTGGCGCAAATGTCGCGCGACGTGGCGCTGGTTGAGACCCTGGGCCCGAACCCAAATCTCATGTTCCGGTACTGGGCCGACGAGGCCAAGAAGGCGATGACACTGCGCGAACCCGAGCGCGCCGGCAAGATCAACAGCCAGATCGCGCGGCTGGAGACCATCTACGACGAAGTGTCGGGCGCCAAACGGCCGCCGGCGTCCGCTGCCCTGGCCGAGGGCTTCGACACCTACCGATCGTTGAACGTGGCGGCGCGGCTGGGCTCGGCGGTGCTGACGTCGCTGACCGACGTTGGCACCTCGGCGCTAACCTCGATCTACAACGGAATTCCCGTGATGCAGACCATGGCCAACGAGCTGCGCGCGCTAAATCCCGTGAATGCTTCCGACCGGCGGCAGGCGCTGCGGGCCGGCCTGGGCGTGCAGCAGTTCATCGGCGCCGTGAACCGGTGGGGCACCGACGGCCTGCAGCAGGATGCGCAGGTTTCAGGCCGGCTGGCGCGATACGCCCAAGGCGCTGCCGCGGGCGTGATGAAGCTCTCGGGCATGAATGCGCTGACTGGGGCTGGCCAGCAGGCGTTCGGCTCGGTGCTGATGGACAGCATCGGTAGCCTGACGCGCGGCGCGGACGACCTGACGACGCTCGCGGGCGGCAAGGGTGGAGACGCACGGCTCGCGCGGCGCCTGACCGATTCCGGCATCACCGACACCGATTTCTCTGTCTGGCGGATGGCCAAGCCTGAAGACTGGCGAGGCATGGGTGACACCGTGCTGACCGCCGAAAGCATCTATCGGGTGCCGGATGCGGCGCTGGCGGCGCTGGCCGAGCAGACGAACATGACGCCGACCAGGCTGCGCGATCAGGCGGCCACGCGCCTGATGGCCTATGTCGAAGGCGAGACCAGCATGGCGGTGATCGAGCCCGGCGCGCGCGAACGCGTGGCAATGTACGGCAGCATGCAGCGCGGCACGATCGCCAGCGAACTGTGGCGCAGCGTGTTGCAGTTCAAGGCGTTTCCCATCGCTGCATTCATTCGCCATGGCGAGCGCGCGCTAGCGCAGGAAGGCGCGATCGGCAAGGGCGCATACATCGCTGGCCTGGTCGCCATGACCACGGTGATGGGCGGCATCGCCATGCAGTTGAACGAGGTGGCCGCCGGCCGAGATCCCAAGAACATGGCCGATCCCAAGTTCTGGGGCCAGGCCTTTCTCAAGGGTGGCGCGCTGGGGCTCTACGGCGATTTCCTTTTCGCGGACTATACGCAGTATGGAACGTCGATCGGCGGCACGTTGGGCGGCCCACTCATCGGCGACGCCGAGAACATCATGCGGCTGGCGATGGGCAATCTGCAGCGCGGCGCGGAAGGCAAGAAGACCGACCTAGGCGCCGAGGCCGTGAAGCTGCTGAAAGGCCACGTTCCAGGCGCAAACCTCTGGTACACCAAGGCCGTCACCGATCGGCTCATTTTCAACAAGCTTCAAGAAATGGCCTCACCGGGGTATACACAGCGTATGGAACAGCGCGCCCGCAAGGAATTCAACCAACAGTATTACTGGCGCCCGGGCAGCGCGACACCGGATCGCGGGCCGGACCTGTCCCGCGCGGTAGGGGGTTGAGATGAGGCAGGACCAGTATGAGAAATTGCAGGCGCTGGGCGAGAAGTTGACGGATGCGTTCCTTGGGGAAGCTGATCCGGATTCCTGGCCCGGCGCAGGCCTGCCGCTGGCAACCATCGATCAGAAGACCCGCGGCGACAGATACTGGTGCAAGAAGAACGCGGCCGCCACGCTCTCGGTCATCATGAAAGTGTCGAGCCTGGTTGACGTCATTCGTCGCCAGACGGCGGGTGCGGGCGGTGCTGCTTCGGTCGAGCCGGAAACGGACGAGCCCGATGGCCTGGACGGCGAGATCAAGAAGGCCGAGAAAGAAGCTGCCGCTATGCTGGATCGCATCCAGAAGGAAAGCGCGGCACGTCGATGAAGCGCCCCATCTCGTTCCTGGCGTTTTTTCTGATGTGGGCCAAGGTCCAGGGCTGGACCGTGCCCGCGCTGCACGTGCGCATCTGCCACTGGCTGGAGCATTGTGACGATCCCATCCGGGTGTTGCAGGTGTTCCGGGGCGCGGCGAAGTCCACCATCTATGCGGTGTACAAGGCCTGGCAGCTCTATTGCGATCGCACCTGGGTGTCGCTCATCTGGGCCGCCGACGGCCCGCTGGCCAAGAAGCTGACGCGGGACACCATCAACGTCCTGCGCAGGCACCCTCTGTGTGGTGGAATGCTGCCCACGAAGCCCGGCTCCCAGATGTTCTGGGTGGACGGGGCAACCGATGCGCGCAACGCCAGCATGACCGCCACCGGCGTGAATCAGAACGTCACCAGCGCGCGGGCGCGCGATATCGACTATGACGACGTCGAGGTGCCGAAGAACATCAAGACGCCTGACGCGCGTGAGAACCTGCGCGCCAAGATCCAGGAAGCCACATTCATTCTGGTGCCGGGTGGCCAGGAAACTTACATCGGAACGCCGCACACGCACGATTCCATCTACCCGGAAATGATCTCGGCAGGAGCCGGGTCGCTCAAGATTCCGCTTTTCGAGGACTCCGTTCGGTACGAGGACACGGACAAGGCGGTGCGCTACGCGGTGCCTTTCGAGCCCGCGGCCGACGGCCTGTATGTGCTGGTCGGCATTTACAAGCATGCGCGGCTACTGGTCGCGGATCGTGACTATCGCGTCGAATCCGGCCACGTGGTGTTCGCCGCGCCGCCTGGCGCCGTGCTGGATATTTATGCACGCTGCGCGTGGCCCGAGCGCTTCACGCGCAAGGAAATCGAGCTGCGCCGCCAGAAGACTCGCACGCTGAACTACTGGGATAGCCAGTATCAGCTCCACGCCAAGCCCTTGAAGGAATCCCGTATGGACCCGAACCGCATCAAGGCCTACGCCGTTCACCCCCGTGTTGAGCGAGCAAACCGCGACATCCGGATGATGCTGGGGCGCACGCGTATAGTCAGCGCGCGCGCCTACTGGGATTGCGCGCTTGGCAAGGTGAAGGGGGACGCGTCGGCGTTCTCGCTGGTGTTGGACGACGCCGCGGGCAATATTTACTGGCATGTCGCCGAAGGCTTGACCGGGGATTTCGCGGTCTTTTCCGATGAACGAAATACCAGAATCAGGGATGGCCAGGTGCTGCAGGCCTGCCGGCTCATCGAGAAATTCAACATCCCAAACGTCTACGTGGAGACCAACGGAAATGGCGCCTTTGTTCCGCAGCTGCTGCGCCAGGCCCTGAAGCAGGAAGGGTTGCGGTGCGGTGTCACGGACGTTCAGGTCGGAACCAACAAGAACGCGCGCATTCTGGACGGCCTGGAGGGACCGCTGCAATCGGGCGTGCTGTGGGCCCACGTCGATGTCCTGGACGGTCCCCTCTGGGACCAGATGATCCAGTGGGACCCCGAGGTGAAGGAGCAGCCGGACGACTACCTGGACAGCGGCGCCGGCGCGATCCTGCAGGCGCCGGTTCGTATCGGCCGCATGGTCAGGGAAAAAGACGGGATTCCGTCCGGGCGTGGGGCCGAAGATTGGCGCCCATCAGGGGGTGTTCACGAAGTCACCCTCGAAACATAGCCCGCCGGCACGGCCGGCGCTTGCCGGAGCCCCGACCGTGACCGTACCCTTGCAGCCCACCTTCAAGTCATACACCGGAAACGGTGTTTCCACTGCCTTTCCTATTGGCTTTCTCTGCCTGCAGGCAAACGATCTCGGCGTATATGTCAATGGTTTGAAGTTGGGTCTGGCCGACTATACGATCACCGACCTTACTGCGGACACGGGGGGCACGGTTACATTCAATGTTCCGCCAGGTTCTGGCGTCCCGGTTTTCTTCAACCTAGAGGTGGTGCCTGAACGCGTTATCGACTACAAGCGCGCAGGTGATTTTTTTGCCGCGACCGTTAACCTTGACTTCGATCGCATCTGGCTAGCTATTCAACAGGCATTCGGCTACAGCGGCCGCGCTCTGCAACTTGGTTTGGGTGATGAGGATGGCGCAGGCTCCTACCGCGCCAAAGGAAACCGAATTCAAGATCTTGGCGACCCTCAGAACGATCAGGACGCGGTCAATCGTCGCTCGATGTTTTCGTTCGTGGCCGACTATGTGGATAAGGCCATTGCTGGAATCTCTGGCGGGTTTGGTTGGTTCATTCAGAACGGTATCGGCGCCGTATTTCGAACCTTCCAGGACAAGATGCGGGACGAGTTCAACGCCAAGGACTTCGGTGTCCCCATGGACGGGGTTACTGATGCGGCTCCTGCATTGAACGCCGCGGTGCAGGCCCTCAATGCGATCGGCGGTGGGGTATTGAAGATCCCGCCCGGTACGTTCATTGTAGACTCGGGTATCAACCTGACGGGGTGTTCGAACATCACCTTGCGTGGCTCCGGCTGGGACACGATCATCAAGTGCACTGCGTCGCTAAACGGCTCGAATAACAGCAGCAAGAACGACGTCATCTACGCCCTGAACTTCACGGGTACCCGGCCGGCAACGGGCTATGCGCACAAGAACCTGATCGTTGAAGACATGACGATCGATTGCTCATTGCAGTCTGCATCTGGCGTGCCGGCCGCTGCTACCGCAGGCTATTCGCTTGCGGCGGTCGAGTTCATGAATGTCGACTATTCGCATGTACGCCGGTGCCGCATCTATCGAGCGTTCGGCAACGGCGTGGCCATCAGCACCTATGATCCCCGCCTCACGGTGTCCGGTGTCACCAATGGCATCGAGTTTTGCATCGTAGAGCAGAACTTTTTTGAAGAGTGCGTACGGGGGCTGCTGCCGCAGTACAAAGGCGCCAATGCACCGGACGGTATCACTGGCACGGTCATCCAGATCGGAAGCGCAGTAGGTTGCATGCTGCGCGACAATTACGTGCTGTACCCCGGGGGGCCGTTTATTGATGCCTTCAACGCCAGCGAGTGCCAGTTCACCGGCAACATGGTTATCGGCACTGGCACCACGCCAGTCGGTGCCAGCCCTGTCAATGCGATCTTGTATCAGCAGACCATCGGCACGATTCGCAGCGACTTCGGCATGCGCTACTGCGTCATCGCAGGCAACACATTCCGCAACTCGGGCGGCATTTTCCTAACCGGCAACATGAGCCCGAACTTCTTCAACGGGAACACGCCCACTCCCGGCCCGCAGAACTGCGACATCTCGAACAACATCATCATCAACCAGCCGGGCGCGCGGGCTTTCCCTCCGCCGGCCATTGGTGCATCCGGCGCGACCTACACGAATCCGTCCACGCAATCCATTCAGGTGCGCATTAACGGCGGCGCCGGCATCACCTGCACGTACCGCCGGGGCACAGACGGCTCGTTCGTTGCGCAGACGTTGGGGCCGGGCCAGTCCTTGCAGCTCGCCCGCGGAGACGCCTTCACCATGACGTATACGAACGCGCCCACCTCGTGGTCCTGGCTGTACTCTCCGAACGTCTTCCAGGGCGCGATCAGCCTGGGCGGCGGATCGGTGCCGGGTAGTCCCGCTACCGCTGCCGGCAATAACGTTTCCGGGAATCGGATCTTCGTCTCCGGCGGCGCTGGTATCGCTTGTACCGATTTCAACGAAAACCAGATCTCGGGCAACTACATCAACGACCCGGGCGCGGTACGTGGTGCAGCGGCGATCAGCTTTTCCACCTCGTCCAACGAGGCCCCCAACGGCTGCTCGCGTAACTCCGTCATCGGAAATTTCATCAAGGACGACCGTACTCCGCCGAACATGACCTACAACTTCCAGGACGATGCGCCAGGCGGTATCCCTCGTTGTTTGGACAACACGTTCCTGAACAACCGCCTGGAGCAGGGCAGCAATGCTGGCACGGTGTCGTTCATTTCCCTGGCGCGCCAGTTCTTGGCACAGAACTTCGGCCCCGGACTGCCCGGTCCATTCCTGCCCAGTCCGGGCATCCCGGCCACGGGCGCCGAGCAAGCGAACCCGTTCCCTTATGACTGCATGGTGTACGTGGCCGGGGGTGTGGTGACTTCCATCGCAGTCGGGCGCGCCGGCTCCACATTTGTGACGGGGGTAACCGCAGGCGGGGTTCGTGTCCCGCAAGGGTGCGTCTTGAAGTTGACCTACACCACCACGCCCACGAGCATCAACTGGTTCCGCGCGTAACTGCAAAAGGCATACAAAAATGAACGATCTTGACGCGACGATCGCCGCGGCCGGCAGCAAGGTGACCATGGCGGGAAGCGGAACGGCTATTGGCAGCTGGTTTCTGTCCTCGGAGTTCGGGGTGTTGTCCGGCGTGTTTATCGGTCTCGCGGGCCTTGCCGTCAACGCCTACTTCAAGTACCGCCAAGATGCGCGACTCCGCCGCGAGCACGAAGCGCGAATGCGCGGGGATCTTGTATGAAGCTCGGCACGAAGATCGCGGGTGGTGCGGCCGCGCTGGTGGTCAGTGGCGCGCTGGCTGTTTTCTCGCCTACCTTGCAGACCTTCCTCGGGAAGTGGGAAGGCGAGCGTCAGAACATCGTCTACGCCGACAAGCTGGCCGGCGGTTTGCCCACTGTGTGCAAGGGCATCACCAAGCACACCAGCCCGGAACCGCTGGTGGTGGGCGACTACTGGTCGCCCGAACGTTGCGAGCAGGTGGAGCGCCTGGTGGTGAGCAAGGGCCAGTTAATGCTCGCCGACTGCATCGACGTTGCGATCAGTCAGCCCATCTTCGATGCCCTGAGCAGTCACGCACACAATTTCGGCACGCCCAGCACCTGCGCGAGCCGTGCCGTGGGCCTGATCAATGCCGGCCGCCTTGCCGACGGTTGCAAGGCCCTGGCGCGAGCGCCAGGCGGCGCGCCGGTCTGGTCCTATGTGACGGCGGCTGACGGGCGAAAGGTGTTCGTGCAGGGGCTGTACAGCCGCCGGTTGGACGAGGTGAAGCTGTGTCTGTCAGGTCTGCACTGACGTATGTGGCCGTCGGCGCTGCCGCGGTACTGCTGGTGGCTGCCGGTGCAGCACTGTACGGCGCCCACCAGTACCGGGCTGGTGGCGACGCCCGGCAGGCCGAGATCGAGAAGCGCCAGGCCGCGGTCGAACGCGGATGGCAGGAGGAAAGGGACCGTGCTGATGCCCAACACCGTGGCGCCGTGCTGGCGCGTGAAGCTGCAAAAACTGGCTTGGCTGCTGCCCGTGCTGAGCTTGACCGGGTGCTTCGCGCCAATGGCCGTGATCCCGCGAATCCCCGAGCCGGCCGCCGACCTGATGAGACCGGCCCCGACTGGATCGGAGGTTTTGCAGCGTGCTACGCGGAATATGGAGACCTGGCTGCCGACGCCGCAGGATGGGCCGACCAGGTGAACGGCCTGCAGGGCTACATCCGCGGGCTGCGCAGGTCGAGCCCTCCGCGCTGACCTTGGCACTGGGCCGCCAAATCTACGCCAGGTGGTCCAGAGAGCGCGCAAATACGTGATTTCGCTGTCCCCTCCTTCGCACCAACCCCATTCAGGCACTGATCTGGCGATACGTCGGCGGCAGTGTCCCCCAAACCCCGAGACATCCCTGTGTCCCGGGGTTTTTCATTTGGCGGGCCATCTGCCGCTCTTGAATCCCCGTATTGAGGGCCGGAGCCCCATACCGGCCCCCCCGCCGGACTCCACGCCGGACCCCACGCCTGTACCGCCGATCCCCTGCTTGTTATAAAGAGCCCTGAAGCTTTTCTTGTCGAGCGAGGATAAATGTTGTCGATTCAAATGCTTAGCCGCGGCGGCCTGTTGTTGCTTGTCGCGCTCATGTCCGGCTGTTCCTCCTCGTCCATCAATCCCTGGTCTTCGCCCGCTGCCCCCGGTTCCGGCTCCGACTCGTCACGGGTCAGCCTGGAATGCCGGGTCAGCCGCAGCAGCTGTATCTATGAAGGCAAATACGAGGCGGGCGAGCGCGACTATGCCGAAGACGAGGCCAAGCGCTTGAATCGGGCCGAAATGGAACGGTTGCGCCGCGCTTTCGGCGGTTGA